TCTACGTAGATGCAAATATCTACATCTTCTGGTATGAGCGCAAGAGACGTGTTCCGCGCCACATCAAAACGCCAAGGCCTAACGCTAATATTATGAACAGTAACGCCCAGCTCTTGTAACTTTTCTTGTGTTCCATCTGTAGATCCTGTATCTGCTACTATTCTATAATCTGCACCTTCAGTGGCTTTTGCCCATCGCTCAGCATGAAGTATCTCATTAAGCGCAATGGCATAAACGGCAATTTTCATTCCGTTGCCATTATATCACATAGCGCCTAACCAAAGCATATCTGGCAACGCCGTGGCGTTTGATCCAGTGTTACCTGTGCTTCCTGTATTACCAGTATTACCAGTAGCACCAGTGTTACCCACTGCTCCAGTAGGACCTGTAGGTCCAGTTGCACCTGTAGAACCATTAGTACCAGCAGTACCTGTATTACCTGTAGCACCTGTATTACCAGTTGCTCCTGTGTTACCTACCGCACCCGTCGGCCCTGTTGGTCCCGTGCTTCCTGTAAAACCTGTTGCCCCTGTTTGTCCAGCAGCCCCCGTAGCTCCAGTCGCGCCAGTGCTTCCATTAGCACCTGTCGATCCTGTTGGTCCAGTTGGGCCAGTCGCTCCCGTAGATCCATTCGTACCTGTGGCTCCTGTGGCACCCGTTGCTCCCGTCGGTCCAAGTATGGTGTACATAATTTGTTCAACGTGAAGATTTACGCTTGGAGATGCAGGACGAGTCGGAGATGAACCAGCAGCAACTGCTAGTAATTCCATATAGGTGTTTTGTGATGACCAGTAGAACTGGATGTAGTCACCAGCATTAACTGTTACTAAGTCTTCAATGTTTGCAAGGACTTGGTTGTTAACGCCAGAGGTTGTAAAGACTGCGGTTGATTGAGTCACAGCAGTTCCGTTAAGGGCATACCAAACGTTTACTTGGTAGTTGCTTCCACCGCCAGTGGTGATGAATTGACCCAAAAAGTTTACTGAGTAAGTACCAGCATAGGCAAAAGTAATTTGGCTAGATGAGACGATGCTTACGCCACTTGAGCCAGAATCGGTGTTAATAGTAATAAGGTTGGCGCTAGTAGCGCCTGCATTGGTCTGAGTGGTAGTATCGTAAAAGTTACCGTAATGGCCTAGCGTACCGCCTGCACCAGTAGCACCAGTAGCACCAGTTACGCCTGCGCCAGTATTACCTGTTGCTCCAGTAGCGCCTGTATTACCAGTTAATCCTGTTGGGCCTGTTGGACCAGTCGTTCCAGTTGAGCCTGTATTTCCTGTAGCACCCGTTGGTCCTGTAGACCCTGTGTTACCAATAGCGCCAGTGGCACCAGTGGAACCAGTAGAACCAGTATTGCCAATAGCACCTGTCGCACCTGTGTTTCCTTGAGAACCTGTAGAGCCTGTCGCTCCAATAGCCCCTGTAGGGCCTGTGTTGCCCTGTGAGCCTGTATTACCAGTTGCCCCAGTATTACCTGTGGCTCCCGTGTTTCCAACGGCTCCTGTAGAGCCTACGGCTCCAGTTGGACCTGTATTACCTTGGCTTCCAGTTGGTCCAGTTTGCCCAGTGCTTCCTTGAGAACCTGTGCTACCCGTTGGCCCAGTTGGGCCAACAATTCCTGTGGCACCTGTATTTCCTGTGCTACCAGTATTTCCAATTGCTCCTGTTGCACCAGTTAATCCAGTAGGTCCTGTTGGACCTGTTTGCCCTTGCGAACCAGTATTGCCAGTAGAGCCAGTAGGGCCAGTGTTACCAGTGCTACCCGTGTTACCTTGCGCACCAGTTACTCCTGTTGACCCAGTGGATCCAGTAGACCCTGTGCTGCCAGTACTACCTGTAGATCCAGTAGAACCTGTGGATCCTGTTGAGCCTGTAGAGCCTGTGCTGCCTGTACTTCCTGTGGAGCCAGTTGAGCCAGTCTTTCCTTGGCTGCCTGTAGCGCCTGTGGATCCTGTAATACTTGGGCCTGTAGGTCCTGTTGCACCGCTTGCTCCTTGAATACCTTGAGGACCAACTGGTCCTAATTCAATAACTTGATTTTCTTGAATAGCCACATTGTAAACATTTGTGGTTGTAGGAATTAAAACTGTTGAAATACTATTTACCGTGCTAGCCATTATTGTACCACGCTTGCCTGTACGATAAATGCTCCTTGAAGAATTTGATACACATTATTTGCTGAATCTGTGTAGTTAATTGCATAAAAATAATTACCAGCGGCTAGCGCTGTTGTCTGAGCAGGGGTTAGTGTAAAAGTTACTTGGCCAAGACCAGGGGCAATTGTTGCCCGTCCATTGGCTACAGACATTTCTGTAATAAGGTTGTTGCTTACATCGCGTACTTGCATATCAGCACTGTAACCTGTCAGGTTTACAGCAAGGTTATCAATATTCCAAATAGGAGCAAGTGTAAAAGTTGTACCTTTAATAACAGTAATATTATATCTGCCTGGTGTCACTTTATCTCCTATGCCGTTGTGGTTATGCAGTAGCCATAACCGCCGTTTGTTAAAATATCAACTTCAGTTTGAGTGATGACATATTCATGTCCACCCAAATAGCAGTAGTCTGCTGCTTGTGTTTCATCAACGCCAGGTGTACGCTCACGTACAATGGCTGTGCCATAGACAAGAATGCTGTCTCCGCGTGCAATTTTGTAACGCCAAAACAAACGACTAAAACCCGCTGGTGATTCATCAACCGTTGGGGCTTTAAAAATGTATGTCATGGCTTCCTTTCGTAAGCGTTGCCGCCTGCCCCCACGTGCGAGGGCAGGACAACAACTAGTTCAATTATGAACTGTGGATGCTTGAAGTTGATTCCAAACGAACCAATGCAGCGTCACGGTAACGGCTCCAGCCGAGTACACCGTACCAACCGATTGGACGGAAACGCATCAACTTGTCAACAATTGGTCCGAAGATAACGTGTGGCTCTTCGGCAACTGCTTCTGCAAGTGCTTGCTTACCAGCAACAAGTGTACGGAATACGCGTACTCCGCCTGTGCCGTATGTGTAACCAGATGTACCGAAGGTACCTGTGTTACCTGTTGCGCCTGTACCATCAGTTGTGTTGAACAAACGTGGTGATTCTACGAACATAGAACCTTCGTAAGTTCCGATGGTGCCTGGCCAGAATTCTGACGCACCATTCTCTGCATACTTATGGTCATCGCGCCATCCGCCTGCTCCAGTTTCGGAGCGAAGGTCGTATGAAACTTCTGGGTGGATACCAGTCCAGTAGTATTCTCCTTGGCGTGGAACAGCCTTGTTCGCACGTAGTTTTGCAACTGCTGTACGAATCATTGCTGCTGAAATAACGTCTGTATTCTTGACAAGAGCCTGTGTGGTTCCGTTTGTGTATGAACCTGCATAGGTAGATACAATTGCGCCGTTTACCTTTGCAATTGCATTTGGTCCACCAACAAGGACGTTCAAAACGTTTGTGTCAAGTGAGTCAGCCATGTTGAAGGCGATGATGTCAGCAATTGCTGGATCAACGTCTGAGAGTGAGAACAACTCCAACTTACGTGTAGCAAGTGAAGCGTTTCCATATTCATTCAGGGAAACGGTGATAGGTGTTGTGTTGCCTAGGGCTACAGCATCTGGATCAACGTCTTCTGAAAGTGGTGCTGTTACCTGTGATAGGTCTGTGTAAATCTGGAATACTACAGACGAACCAGGCATAGCCTGTTGTACTGGGCGCTTGTCCGCTACGTCGCGGATGAGAGGCACAGCACGGAGAGCGAATTCAACATAACGATCATAGGCTGTTTGTACTAGAGAAGTACCAAGGGAACCAGATGATGTATCTGTATATGCGTTGCTCATGTGTCACCTTCTTTCTTTAGGGTTTTCGTGCGATGGATAGAATTAACTACCGACGGCGTTGGCTCAAATTTCCTGTTAACGCATTTAAATCGTCTACAGACTTTGCACCAGCGACTTTGGCCATAAGGTCTGCGTCGCGTGTAGGTGCTGCTGCGTTTTGAGTAGCGGCATTGATTCGTTGATACGATGCCTGATTTGCTGCCTTCTCTGGATCGGTAGGAGCAGATTCACCTGCGGGTGCAAGGCCGAATACATCGGCATTTTCTGCAAGCCATGAGTCAATCTGTTCTGGCGTACTGACGTCGCCTGGTATGAACTTGGCTACCTTGTCAGGTACGCCTTTCGTTGCCAATACTTCCTTTACGGAACGACTGCGAAGATCCGATTGGATCTGAGCAAGTTGTTCAGACAGTTCTTTCTTTTCACGCTCTGCTCTTTTCAAAGCCTTGCGTAGATTGGCAGGACCATCTGATTGAACTTCTTGTTCAATATCTAGATCGTCTTCTTCGTCTTCATATTGGTTTGCCATATGGCACTCCCTTTCGTTGTCGGATGCGTAAGCCTCAACTTCACCCAGGGGAAGGTTGGTTGGCTCTTACTACCAGTCTTAATACGCGTCATCTATGCTGGTCTTTAGTGACGGATTTTATTTATTGCAGTCCGCTTGTATCTCGTGGACCTAGGCTGCCAGTAACGGCACCTGCTGAACCGCTGAATGCTGATGTTTCAGCAGTCTTAAGTAAATTAATTTGTTGCTGCGCTGCGGCGGCACCTGTGGTGTTAAAGGTTGCTGCCGTGAGTGCTTGACCGATGTTTGCTGGGCCAGTAATACCTGCCCCGTAACGACCAGCGATTGATTCAAGTGCTGGTTGTTGCGCTGCAATGGCCTGAAAGCCTTGTTGTGCCTGAGATTGTGTAACACCTTGTGCAGCCAATTGCATTTGAAGTGAATTGTTATTAAGCAATCCGCCACCTTGTACATTGGCATTTGGATTACCAACTGTAATTGCCACACCAGCACGAGCCGCTTCTGCAGCAATCGTGGCTGCGTTATATTCCTGTTGAATAACAGGTGCAGATACTGTTGGGTCAAGAAGGTGTGAAAGAATTGATGATTGGCTAAGTCCATATTGGCTTTGCAATTGAGCAATAACCATTGGATCTTCATTTTGAATAGCAGATGTTGCTGTAGATACACGCTGTTGTACTTCTGCTGGAGAAACATCTTGTGCCATTAAATTGCCGAGATATGATGTTTGCATTAATGGGCTGCTTGCTGGAATACCAGCCATTGTCATTACTTGCTTATATGCAGTCTCATTGGCAATATATGTTGCAGGATCAATTGGGTTAAGACCAGCAGCAATACGAGCCTGATTGCCAGGAAAACGAGCCTGCCATGATGTAATAAGTTGGTTGGCTGCTGTTAGTTGTGAGCCTTGTAGTCCAAGAGCAGTAATTGCAGTGGTTGGATTTGGAGCATCTAAAAT